TGAACAGTTACAATTCTACAAGACCAACCTAATGTTGGTGTAATCCAATCGTTAGAAACTTTTTTAATTATTTTTTTAATCTGTGGATCTATTGAGCTTTTATCCACATAATTGTTAAAATATTTCAAACAATCTTTTTTAGATTTATTGCTGTGATACCAGTTTAGCATTTTTGCAATTTGCAAATTGTAAACTTCTTTTTCACAATTATCTACACAATCAATACTCCAAATTGGTTCAAATGCAGTAAAATCTTGTGCAGTTTTTCGCTTTCTAGTAGTGTTTTTTCGCTTAGACATCACTCACCTTTAATATATTATAGTTATATCATGCTTTAGTTAGGTCTGTCAACAAAAAGTTAAATTAAATGACTTTTTTTGGAAATGTATAGAATATAAAAATTAAGAATTTTGTAAAAATTCATATCCATATTTTGCTATAAAATAAGAATCCACAATATCTGAAGATGGGTTTTTTCCAGCAGAAAATCCATAGTTTTCCAATTCTATACCTGTGGATTTAATAAAACTTTGTAACATTTTTTCTTTATTTGCATTACCCTTTCCGGTTGCAAATTTTTTAATTTGAGTTGGAGCTACCACGGTGTAATCTAATTTTTGAGTTAATAATTTGTGTTTAAAAATTCCAGCATTTTCCCCAATATTATAAACCATACCTTTTGATGAATATGAGTATCCTTCTATAAAAATATTTTTTGCACCACTTTTGCGTATTACACTAACAAGCAATTCTGCATTAGCATTAAATTTTACCAATTGATTATCATTGTCTGTAATAGTTTTATCGTGCATTAATCCAACACCATACTTAAATGGATAAGTATATTTGTTTCTATTTGTTATAAAAACAAAATATGGATCTTTATCAGGATCGTAAATACAAATGCATGGGCAACTTATACTATAATCTACTCCAACAACTACCATTCTTCATCATCCAAATTTTCTGAAAAATTTGTAAAGTCTGGATCAATTTCATCTGTGTGTTGTGAATCGGATATAACAAAAATTTCTTCAGAACAACAAAACGGACAAATAGAAATTTCTTTATTTTCTGGAATAATCATTTTAAATTCCATTTCACAAGAATCGCAAATAATTTTCTTTACTTCTTTTTCATAAAAATAAAGTTCACCATTTGATTTGTCTTTTTTGTCCATTCCGTCTCCTAAGATGATGTAAGATCAACTACATCACAGGAATTACCACTACAAGCAAAAGTTTGTGTCCCTGCGGTTTGATCTGTACTTTCATATTCAGATAGTTTTGCCCAATCTGCACTTTGAGGTATTGTATTTAGTAACTGTTTATATTCTTCTTCTGTACAATCTTGATATGGAGCTTGCTTGTAAGTATGTTCAACAAAAGGTAAAAAACTGACTCCACTCATTTCATCAAAATGTTTATAAACAAAAGCAGCAACATCCAACCACTCATCTTCTTTAACAGAAACTGTAATGGATGGCTTGTGTTCACACCAATGTCTTTGATAAATCAACCAAGTTTCTAATTGTTCAATTGCAGAAGTATCCATTCTGAAAACAGAATTTTTTGGTGATTTAATTGGAAAAGAAAATACAGTAACATGCTCAGGTTTCGTAACACATGGTTCATGTGGAAATCCAGCATCTTTCATCATTTGACACAATGGATCTTTATTATCGGCCCTAACAGTTCTAACATAATGTGGATTATGTCTTGCATGAATACCAGATGCACTATCAACCAATTGCGAAACAGTACCAGATGGTTTTACGCAAGTAATTGCAGTAGATGCTTCAATTCCTAATTTTTTAGATAGATCTTTATTTACCTGTATTGCACGTTGCCTCATTTTATCTAGCAACTCTGGTAATTTTTTTCTATCAGATTCGGAAACACCAGAAGTTAATTTGTTATCCATAATGCCTGTTAATGAAACACCAAGAAGTCTTTCTTCTTCAGAATTTTTTTGCCAATCTTTTGTTAGGTATTTAAATCTTGTTAGTGTACTTTGAAAAGTTCCTAGTATAGTTGCAAGTTCTACTTTTTCTAAAAGTGTTTCTTCTGTATCATCTGCACGAATAACAATTTCAGAAAGGTTACAAAATTGTTTGCTACGCAATATAATTTCTGAACAAGGATTAGTACCAAAATCCCAATCAGGATCTCTGCGTTCAAATTTCTTTGCTTGTTTTTGAGCAGCGTCTCTATTGAATATTCCGCGCTCACCAGATTTAGAATCATATAGAGATTTCCACTCATCCATAAAAATTCCAATATCAGGTTTTTCTGTATAACAAGCAGAGTTGTTTGCTAATGATCTTTGTGAATCAGTTATCCACCACTGCCCAGATTTTGCAGCTCTCATTCTATCATCACTTAAATTAGAGAGTGAAATTAGTGCCGATCTTCTGACACCGCCGACAACAACAATTTCTGCAATTTTACAAACGATATCGTGGCACTCGATAGATTGCAGTTTTCTGCCAGTTGATTGTTTAAAAGCAGCAACAATAAAATTAAAAAGAGCTTCTAATGGTTCTGGCCCACTAGCACGACCACCAAAAGTTTTTAGGGGTGCACCAGCAGGTCTAACTTTAGATAGATCCCATTTTGGTATTTGACCAACATACAACATGCTAACAAGTTCTTTTAGTGCTTTTGCCCAACCAAGTTTTGAGTCTGCTACAACAATAGTTGTATCTGTATCATATAACTCTTCTGGCACTGTAGGCATCTTTGAAACAAATTGTCTCTCAACCGAAAATCCCACACCAGTACCATTCATTAAAACATAAAGTATTTCATCAAATGCTCTCGGAGAATCTACCTGTATATAACTACAGTTATACGCACAAACATTGTCTCGCTTTAACGCCGGCCCAGCAGTCATCAAACATCTCATAGATGGCATTACGCGCAGTTCTAAAACTGCATCTTCTAATCTTTTTCTAAGTTTTGGTGACAAATCGTAGTTACAATTTTCTTTTAAATCTTCTTGAAAAAAGTCAAAATATCTTTGAACAGTTTCACCCCAAGTCTCCCTACGACCCTTCTCTGGAATCCACCTTGAGTATCTAGAAAGATGAATAAATTCTTGATACAAACTCGGTAGTTTTTTCGTCATTATATTCTCCTAAGTTATGATAAAAAATTAAATTTTTTGCCAAGAAGTAATTTTTAATTCTGCTTCTATTCCAGAAAAAGAATTGTCGTCTATTATTTCTTTTATTTTTTCTTTCGACAAACCAGAAAGTATCATATCATTTATATCTTTTTGTTTGATAGATTCTGGCCAAATACATATAGTTTTGTTATTTTTTATTGCCTTACACATTATTCTAACAATTTCTTTATTTCTAGGTTCATTGTCAAAAACATAAACACAGTTATCAATTTTACCAAAGTGTGATTCAACACCTAATAAATCAGAAGTTGCAGCAGCTAAACAATTTGGCAAAAACATACTATCAAATGGGCCCTCAACAATATATGTTTTTTGTGATAGCGTGTGGTTTTGCAATCCATAAATTAATCGAGTAGAATCATCTCTACGAATAGTTATATATCTCATTTTAGTTATAAAAAGAGAACGACCTTGAGCACCTAATACTTCACCGTCCTTATTTTTAAATAATAAAACAACACGTTGATCATTTTGTGGTAGGTTATCATATTTGTTTACATCAGGATACAATTCTTTTATAAACTCACAAAAATTTTCTGTAAAATATAGTTCACCAACATATTCTTCTGGAATCTGTCTATCTAACACATACTTTTTTGCAAAATGTTCGTTGGATAAATCTAAAACTTTTGTTGCGTGTTTATATTGTTTAGCGACTTTGATCACCTCTTTAGGTATCATGTCTTCTATTTTATTGTGCCGTTGCTTTGGGCCAGAAATATCATTTTTAAATCTTTCTAAAACATAATTATTGTAAACTTCTGGAAAACAAGATTTTAAAAGATTGCCAAAAGACATTGATATGCCACAGTTATGACACTTATAAACCAAACCAACTCTGCCTTGGTTTGGATAAAGATATCCACGCGCTTTTGTTTTGTTTTTTCTAGAATCACCACAACATGGGCAAGAAAAATTGTATTCAAAATTATTTCTTCTCTTGAAGTTTCTTACAAGTGGAGAAATATTCTGAACAAACTGATCATCAATATAAAGCATAACTATACTATACCATCAAAAATCTAATTTATCAACGATAAACTACTGTTGATTTTCGTAATATTCTTTATATAAAGTGATAGTTTTTTGTTGTAGTAGTATGTAATTTTTTATGTCATCAACATTAGATGCTAAAGATTTATATCCATCTTCTGTTACTGCAAAAAGAACCAGTTCGCTTTTTGATTCTTCCAATTGATCAAAAACTTCATCGACATTTTCTGGTGTTACAACAATAAATTTAAAACGTTTAAGTTCTAATGATTCCGGTGCAGCAATATTCAGTGGCGGTTTAGTTCTTGGATCAGATATTACACTGTGCTTAGTCGCAGAACAAGCTGGCAATACAAAAGCCGACAATAAAACAACACGCAAGAAAAATGATTTTATCCACATTCATCACCTCTACTAATAGATTCAAAACAATCCCAAACTTCTTCACTGGCATTGTTAATTATGTTTTCAATTAATTTTGCTTTTTTTCTAGCTAATTCACCAATAGGTTTTTTGCCTTCGTTTTCTCTGTACAATTTCTTTTTAAGATCTTCATTGCTATCACGCAATTTTTCAACTTCATCGCGCATCTCACTTTGAGATTTTATAATAGATTCATAATCTTTTTTAATATTTTTAATGGTTGTTTTTTGTGTTTCTATTACAGAAGTTTTTGCTCGTATTTCACTTTCTAGATCTTCTATGTGCCTTTGCATTAGTGAAAATTTTATGTATAAAAATCCAGAAAGAGCAGTAACTAAAACACCACCCAAAACATATCTATTGCTTAGTATATAAAGTAGTACGTTCATAATTTAATGTCTATTCGTAATCATCAAGACTAACATTATTATATAGTATTGATTCATGTAATAAAGTTTTTATTTTTTCTGCAATTTGCAATTGTTCTTTGGATAAAGTTTGATCAAATTTAATTAAATCGCGCAATTGCCTTTCAAAGTCTACCACTGCGAAATACCAATTTTTACCATTCAAAATATTTTTAATATCTTGAACTTGTTTTGGATAGTTTGGATCAAAAGTAAATTTTATTTCACCAACAATCTCATCTGATAAATCTGGTTTTATTTTACAGTCACACATAATATATATTTAAATCATTGTCTTTTAATTATCCACTTACCATCTTTTATTATTTTACTATCAGATGGTATATTTGTCAACCTATAAGTTATAGCTTCCAAAGTTGTATCTGGTTCTAGTTTAACCACAATTTTTTCTGGTGATGATATTCCAGAATGTACACCAAAAGATTCTTCCATAAAACGCAAATATTCAAAACTTTTTGCAATCCAAATTTGACCATAAACTCTATGGTGGCCAATTGGTGTAAATCCAGCATCATTTCCCAAATCTAAAAGAGTTCCCTCTGTCCAACTTTCATGATCCCAAGACAATATTTCAAATCCAGGCAAAGGGGTATCGTTTAATATAAACGGATTTACTTTTAAATTTCCGTAAACAAAATAAGTTTTCATATACCTCTATATATAAACTATTTTGAATAGTAAGTTGCTACAGCCGCTATTATTGCGCTTATTAAACTAACAATACCACCAATTAAAAATTTTATTTTTTCAGATTTTTCTTTGTTTTTACTATCGGATTGTATTGTTTGCAAAAATTGTTTTTGCTCAAGATCTTTTAATATATCTTGAACATCCCTTTCTAACAGTGCAAATCTAGTTAATAGTGATTGATTTGATGATCCACCTCTGATTATTTCTTCCATTAATTTTAATTGTGAACTCATATCCTCCATTTCAGATTTTAGTGCACCAATTATTTCAGAGTTTTCTTTTATATCTTCTAATAAGCTTTGTATCAAAA